CAAGTCTCGAGCGCATTGTACAAGTTTGCACAAAAGTGTGACAAAGCGATGTGCGAATCTTTCCGACTAGTCGGAAAACACTTTGACGCGGTCATGGATCCTAGAAAAATTCCTTGGGATCAAATTGACTCTGTCTCGGTCTGGGTAAAGTTGATTAAGGATTTCGTATCCTTTTGGCTTCCCTATGCTCTTGCTGATGATCTGCCTCCTGGCATGATCATAACTCAACCCTTTGAGGTCCTTTGTAAGGACGTCCGACGATATCTTTTCAATCGTTTCGGAACTGGGGGCAAGGCTGGAATTAGAGTAATTCGTTTGGCTGGTTTATTCCAGTATTCCAAACGGTTATTTCCTCCGGTCCCGCCTGAGTTTATATCACAAAAGCTGACTGACTATTATCAGTCCCTGTCTGCACCTGACCCCGATGTGCTACCTTACCAGGCTCGTCTTAAGACGGCCATACGGAAGGAAGTGCGTAGGATCTATCTTCTGAATAAGAAGAAGGTCGTTGCAAACTGGGACAAGCCATTCACACCCAGTAACTCATCATGTATTGAGAGTACTAGGGGAGAGGGTGGAGTCCAGGAGTATATCCGAAGTGCCATTCATGGCGCAACGGTTACCTGGTTAGATGATTTTGGTCCGGATGAGGTTCCCGATGAGGAGCTTCTAGACCGTAGATTAGTCGACCAATTGGTCGACCCCGATTATTTTGGAGGTATGTTTCAAACATTTCGCTCGAAGGAGCGCCTTTCACATTTCTGTTGTCTCCAGAACATGCTTTCTATAGATGGTGATGGTACACCATTATGGAAAGAAGTCTGGAGGGAAACCTTAGCCTTTCTGTTTCAACAGATGATTACTGATTTGCAGTGGAATCCACAGCAATCAGCAACACCTGTTGGTTTACTCGAACCTTTGAAGGTCCGGATAATTACAAAACAGCGTTGGATGCTTAATTTACTTAAGCCCTTACAGAAAGCGTGGCATTCGGCCATGCGTGTGATACCAGAATACCAATTAATCGGTGGAGTTGAGCCATTAGTGGCTGTGCAAAGTCTTCCTCTTCTTGAAAAAGGTCAGAAATATGTTTCTGGCGATTATCAAGCTGCTACAGACAACATCTATTTGTGG